CGCCGGTCAGCGACACCGTCTGATCTGGCGCCGTATTGGTAAACGTCACATCACCTGTGGCAGACGACACCGAGATGCCCGTGCCGGCAATTGCGCTAGTCACCCCCGTGTTGGCGATCGTAATCGACCCTGGGCCTTCTGTGATGCTGATTCCGGTGCCGTCCGTCAGGTTAGCGTTCTCCCACCCGCCCGCTACGGCGTCATAAATCAGCGTGTTGCCAGATGCTAACGTTGTAAAGTTGACGTTGCCGTCCGTGCCGCCCAACACCGACCCGTAGGTTGGACGCACGAACAAGATGCCGTTTGACACGCCTACATTGACTACAGCAGCCACTAGGCAAATAGCTGCGGGCGTTGTGGGCTTAAACTTAGTCAAACCGCCGGTGACCAACGGGTCGTAGTACAACACATCGCCCTGCACCCATGTCTCAGCGCCGCCGGTAGTATCAATCTCCTTAACTTCGCCAAACGAAGTGACCGACACCCAGTCATTTGTTGCACCGCTCTCATGAGCGACACCCAAAATGTAGCTGGCCTGTTCAGGCTGCAGTCCGGTAGCTGGCGCGGCTTGCAGGCCGCCACTAGCGCCCAACGTGCCCGTAAACATCAGCACTTGGCCTTTGGTTGCAGCAGACGACAACTTGACGCGGTAATACAGTTCTTCACCAATGCGCTGGATTGCCGCACCGTTCATTTGGAACGTCAGCGTCTGAAACTGATCTTCGTCGTCGTAATACAGCCTGCCAGTGGCGTCAGTGACGGTAGCAGTCGTGTCAAACTGAATGAAGTCGGGCGACGAGATACCGCCTGTTACGCCCGACATCGACGTGATGTCCGAGTTGGCACCTGATGCGGCTGCGCCTAGATTAGTGCGTGCGCCAGAGGCTGTAGTGGCGCCTGTGCCGCCGTTATCAACGTCTAGGGTGCCAGCTAGGGTGATGGTGCCGGAGGTCGTGATCGGCCCGCCAGAGGTCGTTAAACCCGTCGTGCCGCCTGATACGTTGACCGATGTGACCGTGCCTGACCCGCCGCCGCCTTGGTTGGCTTTATTGAGCAGGTTTAGGAAGAACCGATACCAGTCACGCGAGACAAGGCCCGTCCGGTCGTCAGTAATAGACGACTGGTTCTTAGGTATTTGCGGTTCGTTATCGGCGTTAGGCATTGGTGCCGGACAAAGCGAGTTCGGCACCCATAATGGCGATCTTGACGGGGTCGGTGCCTGATACCTCGTACACGCGGTCACGCAGCTTGTCAGTCATGCCCAACCGACGCCAGAACGCTCTGAATCCGTAATTGCCCATCTTGCCCATGCCCGCCCACTTCTCGTTCGACCATGTGTGGCCGCCGTCGTCTGAGAAGCGCAGCATGACCTGCGGGTCGTTGCCTTGGCCAAGAACCAAGCCCACACCTGTCTCGCACTCAAGCTGCAAGGCATGCTGGGCGGTACGCTTTAAGTTGTTCTGGCCGGTAGGCAGCGCTCGCCACGATCGCAACCACTTTTGTGGCAGGTTGTCGTCAGCAAACACGTCGAGATCGTAAGCGTAAATCTTGCCGTTCTGGAAGTCGCCGACAACGATTTCGTTGTTGAAGAACATCTGGCAGTTCGCACGGTGACGGATAAACTGCCCGTTAGCAAAGCCAGCACGCTCATGCCAGGCTTGTGTGGCCACATCAAACACCCAAGTCTTCTGAGCAGTTGGGAAGGTCAGCACGTAGAAAGCGTGGCCGTCTTGCTGGTAGGTAAAAGCGATTGCATCTGAAATGGTGCCATAACTCTGGATAGCGTACTCGACCGCGTGGGTAGAAATGCGCTGGCCAGAGTAGCCGTTGGCACGGAACACCACGCCTTGGCCACGGGCGTCAGCACCTAGCCAGAACAGCGAGTTGTCCATCTTGGCGACCGAGAAGGTCGCTGCGCAGCCAATCTCGTTGACTGCACCTTGGATGCGAGCCAAAGGAAACGGCGTGTCGCCTGCGTCGTACCAGACCTCAACCGATTGGGTACCAAACAGCCACACCTCGCGGTGGTCGACAAACAACGAAATGAGGTTGTCTGGCATACCTTCAGCACTAGCAAACGACAGCGGATCAAGCTGGGTGCCGTCAAGCAGCTCAGACGTCCAGAACTTTTGGGAGTTTGGCTCTTGGAATACAAAATAGCCATCCAAATAGCCCACAGTTACGGCGCCTGGAAAGTCTACGTCCGTAATTTCGGCGTACTCTTCAGTCGACGCGTCGTAGATGTAGCCATCCGGATTAGCCGCGATGAAGAGCTGTGTGCCGTTGTCGACCATCGACACGGGGCCAGTACCACTAACGTTACCTAGTGGTATTGATGTCCAATCGCTTGATATGCGGTAGAGCTTGCTGCCTGAGACAGCGTAGCCATAATTGCCGTACTGCCACAGCCCACGGATGGGGCCGGTGCCGACAGTTGCCAGCTTACGTAAGCCTGGCGCCCGGTTCAGAAACGCAGGCTCCATACCTTCTGGCGCCGGTGTGGCTTCAGGGTACAGGTTCACCATGCGGCTATCCGCAGCGTTGACGCTGCGAGCCACATACGATTGGCCAAGGATAGGGGTTTTCATTTCATGCCACCGTATCGGTACACTAAACCGCGTTGTATTGCCTCTATTTGCGCGGGGGTCATGGCGCCGGGTGTGTGAGGGTCACGGCCAGTTACGCTCATATAATCTTCCATCCAAGCAGTTGGATGGCTGGTAGATTTAACGCTTTTACCTTGGGGCGTAACGCTACCCCAATGTTGCATTTCTCTATCAAACTCGTAATCTTGCGGACGCATCCCTGATTTCCACGCTGCGCGGTAATTGTATTCTGGTGAGTTTAAATCAGGCGGCCCACCAAATTTTTTGATGAATTGGGCATACCAAGGGGTTTGCCGAATGCCTGTTTGAAACGCTTTTTCGTCGGCAGCAGTCCAAGTGCCTAACTCCGCTTCAGGCGCAATAGAATAATCTGGCGTAAGGCGCAAACCTTGAGCCAGTTTATTCTTGTTTGGTGGCGCTAAAGCGTTAGGCATACTTAGTAGTTACCGGCGTAAATGTTAAAGCGCTGACGAGTAGCGATCAACGAGTACGGCATGGACATCACGTCATCAGGATTGTTGATGCGCTTCAAGTTACGCTTAGACGTCATGGCGATACGCTGCACTTGCGGCATAGGCTCGACACCAAACTCGTTGGCAATTTCCATCGCCAAGTTGTACTTGAACGCACGCAAATAACCCGGCGGGAACGACAGCACGGTGTTCAAGGTTGCAGGCTTAGTCAACTCCTGCACCGACACAAAGTGCCACTCCAGAACCCTTGTGGGTTGGGGGTAGATCGTCATGGTAATGTCGGGGAACGAGTTGTTCACAAACATGACCTGCGGGTAGGTGCTGGTGACCGTCTTGACCGCAATGCCGTTGTACTGCTGCTGGTTAATCAGCTTGATGCCGTAGGACACATTAGTGCTAGCGTCACGGAAGTACGTTGCGTCGTCAATCAGAACGGGGCGGTTGCCCACAAAGTCGCCGCTAGGCCCAAGCGTGCGGGTAATCTCGCCAGGCGGCCAGTTAAACACCTGATCTTCGGTGCAAAACACGGCTAGGCGCTCAGTATTCCACGAATCAATCATCTGATTCATGGCGGACAGCGCGTCTTGTGCTGCCTGCGGGGATGGCTCTTCACCTTCAGCCAGCTGGCCTATGAGCCGAAGCGACGCTTTAATCTGGTCGAAGGCGGTTGCCATTTACACTCCTTTAAGCTGCCGCCTGTACAGTAGTGCGGCTACGACGACGTTTAACTTCCAGTTCATTGGCTGGTGCCGCCGCTTCAGGAGCTGAAGGCGTGTCGGGATTATAGCGTTCCCAGCCATTTTGTTCATCAAATTCTGCTTCCAACTCCATTGTAGCAACTTTAGTGCCGTGAACGGGGTGTTGTAGGTATATGAGCATAGGGTAGACGGGGCCAAAGCCCCGTGGTTTTACAGTACGTGAATTACAGCAAAATTGATTACAACCGCTTCAGACAACGAACCGCCTGAAAGATTGCGCAATGTGATTGTGCAGCTTCCAGTGGCCTTGCCAGAAATCCAGCAGTTGTACGCACCGGCAGTAGCACCAGCTGCAACGCTCAAAACTACAACATCTTTAGCGGTAATAGTGTTGTTAGTCAAAGTAAACGAGACGTTGGTAGCATTAGCTAACGCGGCGTCGTTCATAGTAATTTGACCGGCAGACTTGTTTAAAGTCACGCCAGTTGATTTGCTAGTTGCTTGAGTTACGGTACCGCTTGCTTCTGCGGTGTAGCCTAATTCGCCCCCAGACATCACTGAATCAGACCCAATGATGTTCTGGTCTTCAAAAGCCACACCAATTGGTTTGGTATTCGATGACATAGTCTATCCTTTAAAAATGGGGGCCGAAGCCCCCAAGCATTAAGAAATGCGGTAGCAAGTCCAAGTACCGTCGCCAGTCTTGCGAGCGCGGAAGTGACCTGAAGTAGTTTCAGTCACCACCATGTTGCCGACCAGAGTCCAGCCAGTAGCTGTTGCAACAGTCACGTCGTCAGTACCCGCATCGATATTGATAACGAAGAAGTCAAAAGCTGCGTTGACTTTAGCTGCGCTAGACACGTCTGCTTCTAGATCAGCAACGGTTGGCAAAGTCAGATTGCCAGCAGTGCCGTTGAAAGTAAACAGGCCGTTTGAAAGTTGCGCAGCAGTTACGGTTGCAGCAGCTGTCAATGCGGTCGGAGCGCCCTGAACAAACAGTTGGGCTTCGCCGACATTACCATCACCAAGCTGGTATCCACCAGCGCCATTAGGAAGTGCCATGATAAATATCCTTTAAAAAATGTTGTTAATGGGGGCCGAAGCCCCCACCAAGACTTAACCCCACATGCGGCAAGCCATTTGCGGACGGATCGTGCTAAAGCCGTACAGCACGTCAATACGGCAAGGCAGACGGTCGTTGTTGATGTCGTACTGACGAACAACACGCAACGAGATGCCGTTGTGTACTTGACGCGAAGCCATGTCGACGCCTTGTGGCAGCAACAGGTCGGCGGTAGCGAAAGTGATCGCATCCTTATGGTAGATAAGGTTCTGAGCGTACTGGCTGCTAGCTGCACCCAAGAAGGTGACGGCTTTGCCGGTAGCAGGCAGAGCGGTCATGGTCGCCAGAGCGTGGCTTGCCGAGTACATCGGTGCCACAGTCACAGTCCAAGTACCAGACACGGCAGTGGCGTCAGCCAGAGCCACGAACTGGAACAGCGAACCAGTGGACTCACGAGTCTGTGGGTTAACCGCAAAGCTGTCAGCGATAGTGAACACGTCGCCAGCCTTGATGGTGGTTGTCACAGAACCCTGCTCCAGCAGGATTGTGGACGCGCCTTCAGCAGTCACGCCTGGAGTCTTGACCAGAGTGGATGCAGAAGCGTCGCGTGAGCCAGTGGTGTGCTGCTTGATCGACTGAGACATGTTGACTTCTTCATAGCCCAGAACACCCATACCCATCATACCGTTCTTGAACTGGTTAGAGATGGTGGTGGTTGGGTTGAACAGACCTTTCATGCCTTCAACCAGACCAGCGTTAGCAGCTGGGTTAACGGTTGCGTAGCGTGGCGACATCACAGCTGCGTTTTCGTTCAGCTTCTGCTGGGCTTGCAGCAGAACGAGCGAAGTCGAAGGTACGGTGCCAGGCGTGCCGACCGAGTTACCGATGGTCTTGTACGCGTTAGCAACGTCAGCGTCGATCGACGATGCGAGCTGAGAAATACGAGGCTTCAGAACTCGCTCTGCGAAGTCATCCAACTGCATGGTGAGTTCGGCGGAGGTAAAGTTCACGCCAATGTGCTTTTGCGAAGCAACAGTCAGTGTGGTGAACTGTTCGTTGTCGTCCTGAACTTGCAGGGCGGCACCGTCGGTTACCAGAGCGCGATCCGGTAAACGGATACGCAGTGTGGAACCAATTTTTGCGCCTTCAACGGCGAAAGAGTCGTCGTACTGACGATTGACGTTACGAGTGATTACCAGGTTGTTCTCAAGGATTTCGAGAGCCTTGCGGGTAATCATGTCGATGGTAAGAATCGAGTTTGCCATGATTTATATCCTAAAAAAAGTTAGCGATTACGTTGAGCTTCCCACTTCTTCATCTGACGCTGGCGATCCGCTTCAATCCACTCTGACGTACTCATGTTCTTTACAGAACGAGGGTCAGTCGTGTCATAAGACGGTGAGCCAGAGCCACGGCCACTAATAGGCGCGATGGGTGGTGGGGCGCTAGTTGTCTTTTTTAAGACCGGTTCTGAAGCAATTTTAACTTCCAGTTTGCCGATCTCTTTAGCCTGCAAAATTGGCGACAGACGTGAAATCCGGCTGGCTTCATTTGGGTGGGTACCCAAGTAATAGGCCAGATCGGGGCCGATATCGGACGATTGAATAGTCTCAGCCATCTCTCTCGTAATGGGCAGTGCAGGGTTGTATGCGACTTGGTCGAAGTCCTCATAATTAGCCCGCGCGTCCTCTTCACGATCTTGATACGCCTCAATCATACTCATGCGTTCACGATCAGCTTCACGTTTGGCGAGCAGCTCTTCTGCCTTTCGTATCGCCAACGCGTCGGCGTACTCATCAACAGAGTTAAACTGTTCAACCGGCGGGAGTTCGGCAGGTACGGCAGGCGCTTCTTGCGCTCGACGTGCCTGTTCTCTTTCCCACTTACGCTGTTCTCTTGCAAGCCTTTTGCCAATGGCAGCGTCTAGTTCTTCTTGTGTGAAGACTTTAGCTGGCTTTGACTCTTCATTCTCCGGCGCATGTGTTTCTTCAGCTACAGGCTCTGCCGTCGGTGCCTGTTCTGGCGCGGGTGCTTCCGCTAACTCGTTTTGTACTTCATCAGACATTGTCGATTCCTAAAGAATCCCTGACGTACCGCGTCAGTACGGTATTACGGGTTACTCCCAAATAATTGTTGCGTTTACTGTACCACCAATAACGACATAAATGCCATTTTTAGCATACGCGCCGTCAAGCGGCAACACGTACGACGTTGCGCCTACGGGGGTAAACGTATTCAGAATAATGTTGGTCGTCGTAGCTGCTGCCGAATCATAAACAGCAATGGTTGGTGTGCTTGAAGCTGCACTGACAAAAATACCCTTGAGCTTGCCAGCCATTGGTTTAATGTTGGCCGAAGCCGTGATGTAGGTGTAATTTGCCATGTTTTACCTCAAGCAAGAAACTTCAATTTATAGAGCGTTGACATGTACAGCGCTTCAATCTCATCGATAATGTTGTGGATTGCTGTGCAATCCTTATCGACGACCTTGTAGCGCGCAGAATGTATTTCGTCCAGCTGGTCTTCTAAAAACTCAACAATGTTGCCCTGCTTCTTAGCAGACTGCAACGAAATGGGGCCGATCAGACCATACTTGCCTTGGTAAGCTTCAGCAAACTTGTCCGCTAGGTCAATAACTTCATCGTAGAAGGTGTTTAACGCCACATGTTTGGCGTAACTGCGGGTGTTCAGATGCACTGAATGAGCCACATCACGGCCTAAAAACAGCGTACCTACAAAGTCTGCGGCGTTCATACCATTGGCTCCTGGGGCGGCATATTCATCATTTCTGGCGGCATTTCAGCCGATTCAGGTGGAATCATACCCATTTCAGGCGGCATTTGCTGCATTTCTTGCGGCATTCCGCCCATTTCTTGTGGCATTCCTTGCTGCATGCCCATGTCGCCCATCAGCTGTTGGCCTTGCTGCTCCATC